AGACCAGCTCTTTTCCAAATATGGTTTTAGGAACCGCTGGGCTGACTGTCTGGAAAGATACTTCGGTTTCCTTGCCTGTTTACGGCATGAGAGTTATGGGTGAAAACCTATTTGTAGTAGTTGGTAATAAAGTTTATAAAATAGATTCAAGTAAAACACAGACTCTTCTGGGAGAAATAACTTCTGAAATTGGTCGTGTAATAATGACTGATAATGGAGACCAAGTTACTATCGAATTACCAGATGGAACTACCTACTATTGCACAGCAACAGCAAGTTCGCTAACTCAGATTACAGATGGTGATTTTAATGACTCTGGATCAATCACCACTTTAGATGGCTTCACTATCTCGGCACTAATAGATAGTAATCAATTTCAGTGGTCAGACGTTAATAATACCCAAAACTGGAACGCTTCAAACGCAGCAACTGTTGAGGCTAACTCGTCTAAGATTGTTAGGGTTTATCAGAACAATTTAGAGCTTTGGTTCTTTAAAGAGGACATCATACAAGTTTACTATAACACAGGAACTGGTAGCCCTTTATTCCAAAGAAAAGAAGGCGTTTACATCGAGAAAGGTTGCGCTTCAAAATACTCAGTTGCCACACTAGACAACTCATTCTTCTTTTTAGGAAATGATAGAATCGTTTATCAAACTATTGGCTATCAATTAAAACCAATCTCAACCTTTCCTCTTTCTCAAGAAATAGAAAAATACGAAGTCATAAACGATGCTATTGGCTTTACCTACGTTCAAGATGGACACAAGCAATATTGCTTATCATTTCCCTCTGAAAACAAAACTTGGGAATACGACATCACAACTGAACTTTGGCACGAAAGAGAAAGCCTTGATAACCAAAACAGAGATGGCAGATGGCGGGCTAATTGCCAAGCGTATTTTGCTGGCAAAAACTTAGTTGGAGATTTCCAAACTGGAATTATTTACGAACTAGATCCAGATGTTTACACAGAAAATGGCACGGTAATTAAAAGAGAAATTATCGGGACAACTATGTTTAAAAACTTTGCTAGAATGAACCTGAATAAATTTGTGGTTATGATGGACACTGGGGTTGGTATTGCCACTGGTCAAGGGTCTGATCCTCAAATAGTTGGAAGGTTCTCTGATAATGGTGGAAAAACTTACACTGACGAATTATGGCAACCAATCGGAGCTGAAGGATCTTTTTTAACTGAATTATTCTGGACTAAGATTGGCGGCAAAGCTCGTTCTTTTATTGCCAAACTTAATTACAGCGAACCAACTAAATTTCATGTTGTGGGGGCATTTGTAGAAGTGGAAACGGAAGATGATTAATCTGCCAAATATTCAACAACCAATAACAGAAGAAAACGGAATAACTAAACCCGAATGGAATACTTTTTTTCAACAAATAAAAGCAACCATTAAAACCGACCTAACTATTGATATTGGAGTTCCAAGTATTCAGGAGCCACTGGTAAATAGTGAGGGAGAAATTAATAGAACATGGTATTCGTTTTTTGAAAAAAGCTATTCTTCAACTGGGGCAACTTTTGGTATTCCTTCAGCGCAAGAAAAACTCGGTAGAAACTGGAATAATTTTTTTCAGAGCATGTATCAAGAATTAAAATAACACTTGATCTTTTTTATTAACACGGCAAGATTTATTACATTGAGTAAATGTAAAAATATTATTGCTATAATTCATTTACTTATATGTCAGGCGGTCTTTCGGTATACAATTCAACCAACCCAAGAGGTCAATCCTCTGCTGCAGATTCAATCCCAGTTGTTATTTCTTCAGATCAAACCTCTTTAACACCGGCAGTTCGAGGTAGCGCAGGAATTGTTGTAACTCCAGCACAACAAAAGCTATTCCGCTGCACTTTTGCCAACACGCAAGCTGGTGCTGATTCAACTTTTTTTAATACAATTGCCACCGGAGCTGGTCAAGGGGTGTCTCAGGCTTCGGGTAACTTATTAATCACATCGGGAATCACTGTTAACTCAGAAACGATCTTGCGTTCTACTTCTAGCTTTACTGGTAATACAATTTCTAGAATGCATACAATTCTTTCTCAAAGGATTGTTAACCAAACATTTTTCCTTGAGTTAGTCGATGTGATAGGTGATGGACTAGTAGCAAACGCGACAAGCGCCACTACTCTTGTTGTAACTATCCCAAACAATCCATTTACCGCTGGAAATGTGGGGCAATCTATGTATGTAGGGGCTTTAGCTGGTGGGTTAGTAGGAGTTCCGAATAGATACGCTATCGCTTCCGTGTCTGGCAATGATGTCACATTTACAGTAGCAGGCTTTTCTGTAACAACGGGTACTTGCTCACTATTTGGCTGGAACTATTACCATACTTCATATTCCGGAGTAGGCGTAAACGGCGCTTTTTATGACGCGCAAAGAAAAGGGTGGAACTCTGGTGATACTGGAATAACTACACAAACTACTGCCGCTCCTGGACATATGCTGCTTATGGGCAACGAGGACACGAACGCTTGGGTAGCAGATCAACTTGTTGCGTCAGGAGCAACCACCGCAGTTACACAACGCGGTTCTCGTGTTTTAAACTTACCTGACGAATCTGCGACGCTCTATCTTCAAATCAGATGTTTGAACGGTTCAACAGCCCCAGCCACTACTACTACTTTTACGATTGGAGCGGTTTCTGTAGAAAACTACGCTACCACCCCTATAAGTAGTTACAATGTTAAGCCTCAGGGCAGCGCCAATGTTACTCCTGTTCTTATCCCTGGCGGCACTGTAATTAACTCTGGAACAGTTACAGCCGTTACAACTTTATCTAACGGACAAACAGCGCACTCTTCTGCATCAACAGGTTCTCCTATTAGAATTGGTGGTCGTGTTAATACAACTTTGGACACAACTTTAATCCAAGGCGATGCTTGTGATGCGTTTATGACTACGGCGGGTCAACAAGTGCAAAAACCATTTGGAACAGCAGAAAATGATTGGCAATATGCAGCGGCTGCTGGTGGTATTACAAATAGCACCGCAGATGTAGCAATTAAAACCGCAGGTGCTGCCAACATTAGAAACTACATAACTTCAATAACTATTATGTCAGAAGCATTGACAACGGCAACGGAATTAGTAATTAAAGAAGGCGCTACCGTTATTTTTAGAACAAAAATCCCGTTAGCTGGACTGCCATTGACACATGTAGAATTTCCAACGCCATTAAAAGGCGCAGCCGCAACTCAATTAAACGTGGCTCTTTTAACAGCTTCAGCCACAGGCGCTGTTTATTTCAATGCTCAAGGTTACCAATCATTCTAATTAATTAATTAACTAAAAAAACAAGGAACAAAATGACTAACAGAAATTACAATACTACTTTAGGAAAACCATTTATCAGAAGTAAAGAAATCATTATTAGATACGGAATTTCCGAATCTGAAAGAGTTAGGTTGACGATTAGCGAAGTCGAAGCCATTGTTGACTCCGAAGGTGACACTAATATTATTCAAGGCTACTCAAACAATCTTGATAAAATGATAAGTCTTTCACAAATTGATTCAGAGACTTTTGAATTGATTGATCCAATTACTGGAGAAGGTATTGGCGAAAGTATGTTATTAAAAGACCTTTTTGTTGGAATAGTTTCTTACATTAGAAAAATCCAAAAAGAAGAAGATTCAAAATAGTATATGGATTTAGATTCTTTTTATAAAATAGCTGGATTAATTTCTTTTATATTTGCTTTTATAAATTTTTTTATTGTGATTGTAGCTAAAACTTTTTGGAATTTAACTTTTAAAAGAGTAGAGCTAAAACTTGATGAAGTTGATAGACGAACTACTAAAGAGCAAAAAGATAATGAAGCTTTTAGACACAAATATAAAACTACTGTCGAAGGTTTATTTGAGCTAATAAAGATAAAATTTGAAGACATGGACAAGAATTTTAAAAATTTTGAAAAGCTTGTTGAAACTCGGATTGATTTAGCAATTTCCAAAAACAATGAAAAAAAGTAAAAGCCAATTTACTCTTAAAGAGATGAAGAAATGACCGAAAAGATAGGATTTCTACAAGCCGCGTCTGGCGCTAACTCTTCAAGGAGATTAGCTTTTTTAGTGTGCCAGCCTTTCATCATTTTAGTTGCGCTGTATTTAATTAAGCATCTAGCCCACACTGAACCAAAAATAGCTTATAAAGTTTTTGTTGCATTTTGTGCCTATTCAAGCTTACTTGGAGGTATGGTAACTTCTGACACACTTTTAAAAATATTCGGCAAAAAGAAATGACGCGTTATATAATTGCTGTTTTGGTTTTAATTGCAGCTTTAGCAGCGGTATTCTTTGCGGGTAAAAAAGCTGGCAAAGAATCCGAAGTAATTATCCAGCAAGCTGAAACAATCCAAACTCAACATGAGACAATCCAAACCGTTAAAAAGTCTAAAGTTATTGCTAAAAATAATGCTTCTCTTGAGCGGGATGCGCTCATTGACAAGCTGTAAGGCAAAAACCATTTACATCCACGATTATTGCATTATCTCTAGCCCTATTACTGCTAACCTAGAGGATAAAGCTGCATTAAAACAATCAACTGTCTCAAGAGAGTTTATTGAGAAGATTGTCAACCATAACGATATTTGGAGAGACACTTGCAAATCGAATTAATCAGAACAGACTATCACCCAGAAGCGACAGTTGGACGCATTTTAAAAGAAGGGAAAGAAGTTTGTAAGACCCTTGAGCGCCCCAACTTAAACAACCAAAAAGACAACCCGAATACGAAACAAAATGAAAGCTCCTGCATCCCAGAGGGGATTTACAAATGTAAAAAATACTCAAGCGCAAAATATCCCGACACATGGGAAATCACAGGAGTTGCTAATCGCGGCGCCATCCTTTTCCATTCAGCTAATTATGTTTCTCAACTTCTGGGTTGCGTTGCTACCGCGTCATCTATTCAAAACATGGACCCGAAAAATGAAGGTAAGGTTGCGCCAGAGCAAAAATGGTTAGCATCTCAGTCTAAAGATGCTTTTGCTAAGTTCAAAGCTGCTATGCCTAAAGAATTTAATTTATTAATTACCTCAGAGCAAACTCTGTGCAAAGCTTAAATATTATGGAAAATCTCAAAAATACTGCCACTCAGCTTTTAGATCAAGCAAAAGAAATCTTTAAAACTTTCATCAATAAAACACGCTTGCCTAGCCTTGTTTCTTTAATCTTTAAGCCAACCATAGCCGAAGCCCTAAAAGATGCACCTGTTGCCTCTGAAAACTGGGTTAGATTAGGCTTAGAGAAAACTTGGAAGTATTTTGCTTTGCTTATCGTAGTTCTGTTGGTTTATTTCTTTAAAAGCTCTCTTCAGTTCGTTATTGAGATTGTTGCTCAATTTGGGATCGTGGCTGTTTTTGGTTTTGCTGGCTACTGGATTTACAAGCAAATCAAATAAATCATTTTCTCTTAAGCTCCTCAATATCTTTCTGCATTTGCTCGAAGGAGTTAATGAAATCGGTTAGAGTGCAATAATCAATTATTTCTTTTGAATTAAGGCAACCAATAATATCTTGAGGGTACGATCCGATTTCTGCTAGTCCAATGCTTAAGTCAGCTCTTTTTATTAAAAGCTCCTGCCATCTCAAATCTTCTGGCAACTCGCTAACATCTTTCCAAATACTCACTGGCTCGACAAGTTCTTCTTTCATGTCGATTTTAAGCTCTGGTTTCGACATAATATCTTCTTGATATTCAGATTTGTATTTGTGATTGGCATGATACTTTTCCCAGTCTTCTTGGGTTACTTCTTTCTCAGTTTCCAAAGCATTAATTAAGTTTTGCGCTTTTCGCAAAGTGTAATAAACGCCGTTCTGGCAGAAAGGCCTTACCTTAGAGAAAAATTTATCATCACAATCTTCACAAGTATCTCCTATTCTTTTCCCCGCCCATGTGTGATTGCACTCAGGTTTTGACAAGAAAAAATCAGGGAAACTTTCAAACCAATCTTTTAATTCAGATTTCAACTCCTCCAAAGCCCTTTCAACTTCGTTGACTTCTTCCTTCTTAAAGTCAACTGGATTGGGGGTTTCGTTTGCTTTCGGCTCATTATCTGCTGGCTCTTTAAAGCGATAATCTTTTTTAAAACTAAAGTCATTCCATCCAGCATTGTAGCCTTCCATGAAATCTTTTGATGCAACTTCTGGCACTTCCTCTGGTTTCTGCGAGTTAGAGTCTGGGAGTTCTTCGTATCTGTAATAAAATTGAGTCAGAGAAAGTGGTTCATGCTTTTCAAAGAAAACTATACCTCCCTCAACACTAGAAACTTTGACAATCAGGTTCGGTGCATCTTGGTGTCTATATCTCTGCCCCACTACCGGTAATTTATTCGTCATGTGCTTCTCCTTGTTTGTTGAGTTTATCCATAGCTTCTTCACAAATATTACAAAAAGATGCTAGTGGTAGCGGATCACTAGAAACACTGTCATTCTTTTCAAAATAAACTTTACAAGAAAAATCCTTATCCACGCTAACAACCATCACTATGTCACCGTTGCCACTTCCAAGCTGATTTCTCAATTTATATCTCTTCCCCACTACTGGTATTTTATTCACCATGCTTTTCTCCTCTTCTATTTTTATTAAACGGATCTCTCAAGTCTTCAACTAGCACTGTGAGCCTCTCCACTTTCCCCTCAAGCTCCTTAACCTTAGCCGCAAGCTTTTGGTTTAGTTTAAGCATGCCGTAATTTATTGATGTTTCTACCTTAGCTAGGAGGGCTTGGTTTTCTGCTTGAAGCTCAATAATTATTTCTAACGCATCTTTTGCCTTCGGAAGGCCTGTGTAAATCTGTTTAAATTCCGCAATTCTCTCTTCTAGTGTCTGTGTCATGTTATCCCCCCTCGTTAAAATGAATTAAGATTAGAAAAAAGTGGGACCGCCTCAAGCTCGACGGAATAGATCTTGCTTACTCCTCCACCTTCTTCGGCCTCTTTCTTGTAAAATAACACCCTTAACTCTAAGCAACCAGAGTGTTGGCTTGGAATGTGCTTTTCCAATAGCAAGGCTAGTTCTTCGTAAAAGGTTTTGTCCATTATCCCCCCCCTCAATTCTAATTAACACCCTCTAAAAGCCCCGTGAGAAAAATAATATTCTTTAGTTAATAAAATGCTCACGGAGCCATTGGAGAATATTAACCCCACAAGCCCTGCAAATTTAGAATAGCAAAATTATAAATTTAACCTGTGGGGCCTTCCCTCATAGCCTACAAATTTCCCTTACGAATTTTTATCCCAAGCATAACGCTCAGAATATCTAGGCTATAAGGTATTCTTTTTTGCTAACAATTTAATCATTGAAAGCCTAATAAAGCCAGAAACTGACAACCCAGCTTTTTTTGATAAAACTAGCAATTTCTCATTTTGATTTTCAGTTAGATAAATGTTTCGTCTAATCCCTTTTTTTCTTTCTGCTTTCATTTTTTTAGAATTAATTGTTAAACACACTTTAAACACACCTTTTATAATACACAATAGCCTAAATGATTATTTCTCTAATCGCCACCAAGCAGCGCCAAATAAAGCCAAACCCTTTGCAAGCTTTTTCTGGTGCTTAATAAATTTAACTTCATCAATCCCCTCTTTTGTGACAAAACTCTCAGGAACAAATAGATTCTCCAAACTCCAAATCATTGCGTCAATTTCCTTGGATAGTTTCTTGCCTATCTTATCATC